ATCGTGACCGCCGGCGGGGTGTCGCCGAGGACGTAGTTGTGCTGGTACGTACTGCCCGAAACCAGCGTCGCCGTGCCGGTGCCCATCGCGGCCTCGAGCAGACGGGACATGCCCTTGCTCTGCGCGTCGATCTCCAGCGTCCCCTCGCCCTGCGTGGTCGTGGTGACGCGACGACCCGAGCGGGCGATGCGCCCGCCGACGCGAAGGCCCGTGCCCTGCACGCGGTTCGGCATCTGGTTGAACGACTCGGAGTTGAACTCGTAGGCCGTGGTCCCAGCGACGGCGGTGCCGTAGGTGGACTCCTTGCCGACGTTGATCGAGCAGTCGTAGGGGGTAGCCATGACTCAGGCCTCCGGGGCGTCGTCGGTGTCGGCGGGGGTGGGGATGTAGTTGTCAGGGGCGAGCAGCAGCGCGGCGGCCTGCTCCTTCGTGGCGGTGAAGTCGTCGCCGCGCTTGACGGTGATTCCAAGCAGGACGACGTCGGCCTCGGCGAACGAGCCGACGTAGCGGATGGAGGGCACGGGATCTCCTGTCAGGCGAGCAAGCGGCCAGCGATGGTGAAGTCGACGGTCGACTTGCGACCGTCCTCGATCTCGTCGGGCTCCTCGGTCAGCTCCCACTCAGTGAGCCGCGCCCACTGCACGGTCGAACCGAGGGAGACCTGGGTGCTCGGCGTGGTGCCCGAGTCCTGCACGTAGTCCGCGAGTTCGGCGAGCATGTCCAGCGCCCGCTCGGTCGTGGTCTGCTGAACCTCGGTGCCGCCACCCTCGTAGGTTGCGATCCGCCCGGTGATGGCGAAGTCGTGCCACCGCTGCCGCAGGGGTGCCATGCGCGCCTCAGCCTCGGACATCGACACGTCAAGAATCTCGGCGTAGTCGTCGGGTTCATCCGTGCCGCACGGGCCGTAGAACACGACCACTGGATCGGGCCACAGGGTCTGGCAGATGGTGACGAGCGCAGCCTTCGCCGCCTTGCCGGCGCTCGGCGCGCTCATGCGAAGCCCGGCATAGAGCGGTGCATCGACGCGCGGCACAGTTCCACCGCACGTGACGGGACCGCGAAGCCCGACGACAGGATCGTGACGTCGTCGTTCTGGTTGCGACCGCGCTTCTGCTGCCCGACGCGGTACAGGTGCGCCGCGATGATGCGGGCCGCGAGGACGATGTTGGGGTCGACGCTCGACGCGCCGGCGGTGTACGTGACGACGACGTTTTGCCGCCCGTAGGTGAACGACGTCGGCGACGACGACCCGCCCGCCCACACGATGCCGCTGGACAGGTTCGCCGTGTAGTCGGTCGTGGCGACACCGTCGACCGTCACCGACGTGATCGCGGACGCGACCTCGCCGAGCAGCACCGCGGGCTTGCCGCCGTCGTGCGTCTCGGTGACAGTCGCGGACAGGACGCGCCCGACGATCTCCTCGACGACCGGGGTTGCCGCCGCGATGTAGAGCCGCAGCTCGTCGTCGTTGACGTTCGTGTCGTGGTTGAGTTCGGCCTTCGCGTCCGCGAGGGAGCAGATCAGGCGAGGGTCGGCGGGCCACACGTCGGCGACGTCGGACCACGGCAGGGCGCCGGAGTTCGAGCCCGACCCGGTGAAGGTGCAGCGGTAGCGCCCCGCCTGGGTGGAGGTGTGCGCCACCGAGTACAGCCCTGCCGCCGAGGTCGTCGGCGTTGCGGTTGTGGTGGTTCCGTCGGGCCGGGTGATCGTGGCGTTGCCCATCGTGCCGACGTTCGCCAGAGCCCCGGCGGCGTCGTACACGGACAGGCCGAAGGTGAGCGTCTGCCCGACCTCGTAGGTCGTCACGATGCGCCTCCTGCGTGTGGTCCGTTCGGCCCGGTGGCGACTCGTGCCGCTCCGGGGTTGCTGCCGCCGCTGTGCGGGCCGCTGCCGCCCGTTCGGGCGCGGGGTGCTGCGCCGCTACCACCGCGTGCGCTGGGGCCTCCTGCGCCGCTACGGGCGCGACCCACTGCCGCGTCGCCCGTGGTCCCGATGAACGAGCCCGTGCCACCCGCTGCGACCGCTGCGCCGACGAGCGACCCGAACGACGCGCCGCCCGTGAGGGTGGACGTGCCACCAGATGCGAGCGCCGTGGCGGTCGAGGTGGTGAACGCTGCGCCGCCGCTGTACGTGGACGACCCACCGGACGCGACTGCCGCGCCCGCTGCGGTGGTGAATGTGGCGTTCCCGCTGGCGCCGCCGGTGAACGACGACGAGCCACCGCCCGCGAGGGCCGCGCCTGTCGTGCTGCCGAACGACGCGCCGCCGGTGTAGGTGCTCGAGCCACCCGACGCCAGGGCTGAAGCCGCCGACGTCGTGAAGCCGCCGCCGCCGGTGAAGGTCGACGAGCCACCGTTGCCGGTCGCTGCGCCCGCCGAGGTGGTGAACGAGGCGTTGCCGGTGAAGGCGGACGACCCACCCTGTGCGAGCGCGGACGCCGCCGAGGTGGTGAAGCCTGCCCCGCCGGTGAAGGCGGTGCTCCCGCCGGTGGCGAGTGCTGCCCCGGCGGACGTGGTGAAGGTGCCGTTGACGGCGCCGCCACTGAACGACGACGACCCACCCTGTGCGGTGGCTGCCCCGGCAGCGGTGCCGAAGGTCGCGCCGCCGGTGACGGTGGTGCTGCCACCCTGTGCGACCGCTGCGGCGGCGCTCGTGGTGAACGCTGCGCCGCCACGGAAGGCCGTTGAGCCACCGTTGGCGAGTGCGGCACCGACGGTGCTGGAGAAGCCCGCGCCACCGGTCATGGTGGTGGAGCCACCGGCGCCAAGCGCCGAGCCTGCCGACGTCGTGAACGTCGCGTCACCCGACACGCCCGTGGGACGCAGCGCGACCTGGTAGGCGTAGCCCTGGAGCGCCGACGTCTGCGTGAAGTCGTTTGTGCCGGTCGCGCCTGCGGTGGCCTGCAAGCCCTCGTAGGCCAGGACCGCGCCACGACCTGCGGACTGCGTGGACGAGTTCTCGATCTCGACCCAGCCCGCGGGCGCGTTGACGGACTGCGTCGTCGCGGACTGGAGCTGCGCGCCACCGATGAGCATCGCGTATGCGGTGACGGTCGTGATGCTCGGCACCGTCTTGGTCGTGGTGCCGTTCGTGACCGACGAGTACGCGACGTCGATGGGCGTCGTGTTGTCGACGTTGCGGAACACGGCGAGGAGCGCGTTGCCGGTGAGGCTGTTCGCCCACACGAAGTCGAACGTTGCGGGCGGGGATGCTTCCTCGCCTGCGGTGACGACGTGCCAGTACGCCGTGACCATGTTGCCGCCGGAGGCGTTCAACACCGGGACCTCTGCGGTCCAGCCCGAGGGCACGGTGGTGAACGATCCGGCGGTGTCGGCGTTGGCGAACTGCACCCACAGCAGGTCGCCCTCGGTGAGCGTCGCCGGTGCGGTGACGTTGTACGCCGTCGTTGCCGACGTCCACAGGGTCTCCGTGGACTCGACGAGGTAGATCGCGTTGCCGGTGAAGGCGGTCGATCCGCCGCCTGCGAGGGCCGCGCCCGCGCTCGTGGTGAAGGTGGCGTCGCCGCTGACAGTCGTCAGCGCGACGTCGAACCCGGTCCCGGGGTCGCGGAGTTCGACGTCGAAGGCCACCGTCTACACCGCCGTTGTGTTAGCCGACCTGCCTACGTGGGTTGAGTCCTCGTACACCTCGACGTAGAGGGGTTCGACGTCGTCGCCCCAGGTCGTCGAGAAGGCACCGCCTGTCGTGGTGGTGACCGACTTGACGAGTTCGCCGCTGCCAGCCCTGTGGATGTTCACCGTGAGGCCGGCGCCGTCGGCGTCGGCGTAGCCGGACACCGTGCCGTCGACCGTCCATGAGTGCGCGTGCCACGCCACCCAGATGCCCCAGGATGCCCACGCTGCGGGGTTGCAGTCGATGCGCCAGTCGCGTGCGGTCTCGATGTCTGCGCGCGCGGTGTCGGGGTCGCCGGGCCACCGCTGGAAGTTGGTACGTGCGGCGGCACACGGGGTGGCGATCATGAGCTCGTTATCTGACCGCCACGTGCCGACGTACACCGGGTCCCAGCCGAGGCCACCCGTGCGCTCGATCTGCATGACGACGCTGCACGACGTGCTCGCGCCGATGATCATGTCGATGTCGACCACCGCCCCGACGAGCCAGTACTGCGACTCGGGGATCGTCGGGGTGGTGACGTCGTTGACCTGACGCACGACCTGATCCGCAGCGGTGTCCGCAAGGTGGAAGTACCGCGACTGCGCGTGAACGCCGACGCCATCCGTTGCCTTGTCCGAGGTGTAGTTGAGGATCAGGAACCCCGAGAGGTTCCATCCGCTCGACGCCGTCGAACTGCGGAACTGGATCGAGTACTCGTTGTCGCCACGGGCGAGCGTCATACCCGCCGTGCCCTTGGCGCCAGCCGAGTCGATGCGGTGGCAGAGCGAGTACTGGCCGCACTGGAGGCCACCCGTGGTGAGGGTGAACGCCGTGTCGGTCTGCGCACCCACGGCGACGTTGAAGGTGAAGCCGCCGTTGTCGTTCATGAACAGCACGACGCCGGAGGGCTGCATGGTGATCGTGCCGGGCTCGTCGATGTAGATGTTGCGAGTCCATGCGTCCTCGTCACCCGAGGCGGTGCCGCCCATCTGCCCAGCGGTGTCGACAGCGCCGAGCAGCAGCGAGTTGAACACCGTCGTCGTGGACGCCGGGTCGAACTCGTAGGTGATCGTGATGACGCCGGCGAGCGGGCCGAGGCGGGTGGTGATGCCCGTCGAGATCGCCTCAAGCGAGACGGCGGATGTGCCCGTCTCGGCGGTGATGTCGATGATGCCGTACGCCCACCGCGCCGAGAGCAGCGCGGCCTCGTTGTCCCAGAAGTCGTACGTCGTCGTGCCGTCGACGCGAGCCGTTGCGATCCAGTCCGTCGCCGTCGTCACGTCGTTCGTGTTGCCGAACAACTCGACGAAGCACTGCCGCACTGTGGCCGACGCCTCGGGGATGAACGACCCCTTGAACGCCGGGATCGCGGTAGCGCCGCCGATGGTCTGGTACGACGTCGTCAGGTTCGTGCGCGTCGACTCGATCGGCACCCGGATCGTCTTGATGTGGGTGCTCGACGTGTCGTCGTACTCGTACGTGATGATGAGGCGGAAACTGTGGTTCTGCCCCGTCGCGCCCGCCGACTGGATCGACGCCTCCCAGGTCATGCTCGACCCGGTCCAGTTCGTCGTGAAGTACGACGTCACGTCGCGGCGGGTGCGCAGCGTCCATGCCTCGCCGGTGTTCGTGATCGTGTCCGTCACCGTGGCCGTCGATTCGGCGACAGCGCCGAGCTTGATGCCCATGATCCAGTTGGTCGCACTCGCCGCCGCCGTCGCGTCGTCGCCCCAGGTGGCGATGAGCGTCACCGAACGGAACGTGACCGACGACTCCGGCAGATAGATCGTCTTGCCGGTGAAGGTGCGCTTCGTGTTCGCCGCGAGGGTGGCGATGTTCGTGTTGTACGCGAACTCAACGGTCTTGGATCGGGTTGCCATCTAGACCGTCACTCCTCGCCGGATCAGGTGCAGTCGATGTAGAGCGTGGGCGCAGGCAGGTCGACGGTGAACGTGCCACCTGTCGACACGATGTCGCCCGACTCCGTGCAGTACGCCAGGAGTTCGTCAGCCGACGACGCGCCACCGCGGGACTTGTAGATGACCGCCGTTCGCGCCGTGATCGTCGACGTCGTCCACGTCGGGTCCGTCCAGCTGATCTGCACCTGATCCGACGCCGAGTCGTACGTCACCGAGACGCCCGCGAGGGTCGCGCCGCCGGCGGTGTAGCCGGTGCCCGTGACCTCGTTCGTCACGTCGTTGCGGAAGTCGTCGGTGTCCTTCACCGGGGTGTAGGCCGACGTCGTCAGCATGATCTTGAACGTGTCGGTGTCGAGGTCGATGAGCCCCTTGGCCACGTTCAGCAGGCCGTTGCCGTACCAGTTCCAGGTGCCAGCCATGTTGGGTTACGCCTTCCGGGTGCGGGGCTTGGGGGCTGCTGCCGTCTCCGGCGCGGGTGTGGTGGCCTTCTCGGGCGCGGCCTTCACGACCGCGACACGCTCGGCGATGCCGATGCGCTCGAGGTCGTCGGCCTCCGGTGCGGGCACGTCGAGGGTGCCGCCGACGGCGGGCCACTCGACCCCGTCGCGGAAGCCAGTGGGCTGGCGCAGGATGCGAACGAGAGTCATGGATCCTCCAACACGAAAGCCCCGGCCAGGAGGCTCGGGGCTTTCGGTTCGTCGTGGTCAGGTCTGTTGTCGGTGCTTCCACACGTACAGCGACGCGCGTTGCATCAGGTCGGGGTCGTCGCGGAAAGCGCCGATGCCCCGGTTGCAGTGGTTGCACAGGAGGGCGCGCACGCGGCCCGTCTCGTGATCGTGGTCAACATGTAGGCGACTCGCGGCGCGAACGCCGTTGGGGTTTGGAGCGTCGCCGCAGAGCAAGCACACGCCGTTCTGCGCGGCGAACATCGCGTCGTACTGCTCGGGGGTAAGTCCGTAAGCGCGCTTGAGGTTGTCCGCGCGCACTTGCGCTGCGCGCTTCTCGGGGTCTGTCGCCGTAGCGATTCGACGGGACGCGTTCTTGCGCTCGCGGTTCGCGGGTTCGGCGTGGTACGCGCGAGCGGCTGCCTGACGGTCTGGCAACTTGAGGAGGCACTTGCGTGAGCAGGCCCGTTGGGTAGATCGGTAGGGCTGGTAGCTCTCCCCGCAGGTGGGACACACCTGCGGGGAGAGCCCCGACTGTCCTTTGCGTTTAGCCATACCCCTAGGGTATCAGACCAATACGCATGAGAACAGGTGAAGCATCAAGCCGCGTTCCCGATGAAATGCTTGACCGCACCCGTCTGATCTCCGAGGATGCCGTCGCCGCGCAGGATCGCGCGGAACGTCACGAGGTCGTTCTGGAACGCGAACTCGTCGGACCGCTCGAAGCGGATGCCGCCGGCGATGCGGGCCATGTACGCGCTCATGTCACCGAACACGACCGACTTCGCCGAGAGGGCGGTGGCGGCGATGTACGGCTCGATGACGACGCGCTTGCCGAGGATGGTGTCGGGGGCGACACCGAAGCCCGGGGTCCACAGGTAGTTGCCGATGCCTGCGCCACCGGACGAGTCCTTGATCTTGCGGATCGTCGCGGCGGTGCTGTCGCGGAACAGCCACACGCAGTTCGGGCTGTTGCGGTACGGCGAGATCACCGAGTAGAACAGGTCGACCAGGTTGTCGCCGTTGGGGACACCGACGACCGAGGCCGCACCGGTCACACCGAGGGTCGACGTCTGCACGACGCCGGACGGCTTCGAGGCGCCGTTGCCGGTGGCGAGGTCGGCGCCAAGGGCGTTACCGAGCGCGCGACCGGCGGTGCGGGCGAAGTACCCGGTGAGGTCGACGCCGGTGTCGGCGAGGAGCTCGCTCGACACCTGGAAGCTGTACGCGTACTTGTACGCGCCGAGGCTGCGCTTGAGGAACGCCGGGTCCGACTCGGTGAGGGTCGAGCCCTCCGTGATGAGCGCGGCGGTCGAGTGGGTCGTGGTGACCGGAACCTCGAGGGTCTCCCCGCCAGCCGTGCGGAACACGGTGCAGACGTCGAGGATCGCGGCGGTCTCGATCATGTGCTCCCACAGCATGTTGCTGAAGGAGGTGGGGACGGTGTTGCCGCCGGCGGTGGCCGAGCCCTTGGTGAGGTCACGGGCCTCGACGTTGAACGACCGCGCCTCGCCGGTGGCGAACTTGCGGAACTCGTCGTCGGCGGACTCGACCGCGGCGCGGGCCTGCGGCTGGCGCTCGATCGCCTCGAAGGTGGCGGCGGTGTCGGCGGCGCGCTTCTCGGCGTCGGCGATGGACTTGATGCGCTGGTCGAGCGCGTCGAGGTCGGCGTTGGCCTTCTGCCACGCGCCCTCCTCCTCGGCGCTCAGGTCGCGGGCCTCGGCCTCGGCGACCTCGAGGATCTCCTTCGCCTGCTCCCAGGCGTTCATGCGCTTCTCGGAGAGGCGCTTGATGAGCTCTGCGCTCATGATGGGTTCTCGCATTTCTGTGCCACTTCGGGCACGGGAAAGCCCCGTCGGCTCATACCGGACGGGGCTAGTGGGATGGGGGTGCGAGAGTGCGGGGCGCGCTGCTCTCAGGAGGGACGGCGCAGCTGGAGCTGCATGAGCCGCTGACGGATGACGACGAGCCCGTGGTTGTCGACCTGCGGGGTCTCGACGATCTCCTCGTCGGCGGACCGCTCCTCGTCAGCGACGGGGGCGGTAGTCATGAGGTCGCCGAGGCGGTTGGCTTCGGCGGCGGTGCGGACCTCGTCGAACGACAGGCCGCGCGCCTCAGCGAGTGAGCGCAGGCCGGACGACGTGTCGAGGTAGGCGGGGGTGTTGACGGGGGCGACGTCGACAAGGCGCGTCGCGATCAGGGACCGCATCGGGAACCCCTGCTCGGTGACGCCCCAGTCGTCCTGCACGGTGTAGAACGCGAACGAGGACTGGTACACGTCACCGCGGGCGGCGAGCACCGCGAGGTCGCGACCGACCTGCGTGTCGGGCAGGTCGACCTCGTACATCAGGCCGGTGTCGTCGGACGACAGGCGGACCGTGCCGGACGCGGTGCGCCCGAGCAGGTGGCTGTCGTCGTGGTTGTATCGCGCGAGGACGTCGAGCCCGTCCGACAGGGACTTGTCGAACGCTCCCCGCTGGATCGTCTCGACGAACCCGCCGAGGTTCTGCGACAGGGTGTCGTACTTCGCGGCGTAGCCGGCGAGCGTTCCGACGCCGCCGGACTTGGCGGCGCGGAACTCGATGGGGGAACGCGCGTAGCGACGCTCGACGTTCACGGCGTACCTCCGGCAGCAGCGGCCTTGTTCGGGGGAGTCCACGGGGTTTCGCCCCACGGCACGGGCGGGCGGTCCTCCAACTGGCGGACCTCGTTGATGGTTGTTGCGCCCGTGGCTAGCGCGATCTGGTGCGTCTCCCACCGGGCCTTGACCTCGGTGCGGATGTTGGCGTCGAAGTTGAACCGCATGTAGACGGGGCGCGGAGTGATGCGCCCGAAAGCCTGTTCGAGCCGGGTCACCCAGGGTCGCAGGCTGCGGGTCTGGAACTTGATCTCGTCGAGCTCGGTGGTTGAGTACGTGAGCGACGATCCGCGCTCGCCACCGATGTCCTCGGGGGCTACGTGGTAGATCGCGGCGACCTGCGTGGCGGATGCCTTGATCGCCTCAAGGAACTGTGCGGCAGCAGCGGACACACCGACCGAGGCGAGGGTGATGTTGTCGCCGTGTACGAACGGCTCACCGGAACGCATCGACGCGAGGTAACGATCCTTGAACGCCCGCGCGACCGGCTCGCCGACGGGGTCGCCGTCGGTGCTGATCGTGATGTCGGCGCTCGGCGTCTGCCCGTTCTTGAACCAGTCGCGCGCCGACTTCTGCGCCGAGAGGCCCATGTCCAACGTCATCGCGTACTGCTCGATCGGCGACAGTCCGACGGGGCTGCCTGGGTTGGCGAAGCCGACGATGTGCAGGATGTCGATGGCGGCGACCTCGCGCCCGTCGATGTAGTACACCGCGGTGCCGGCGCGGGTGATGACCTGCACCCGATCGGGGTCAAGCCACTCGATCGACGTCGGCCAGTACGAGCTGTCATGCGAGGTGACGAGCCCGTAGGCGTTGCCGCGCAGCAGGAGCGAAACCATCGCGCGATGCACCCAGTCGTACACGGTGCCGTAGGTCGGCGGG